TTCGTCTTCAGTTCGTTGACGAGAGTAACGGACGTAGGTAGGTCAGTCGCAGCAGGGCTCAGGATCGTATTGATACCATCAGCGACAAGGTGGTACACCGCCGAAGCGATGTGCGTCATATACTCTGTTCTGATATCGTTAACCAACGACACGAGAGCTGCAGTGAATGTGGCAACGTCAGCTGCCGAAGCAACCGTCATGTAAGAGTTGTTAACTGCAGTGACGATGTCTTCAATCGTGACAGCACTACCGGAAGGTAGGACTGCGCTGAAATCAGCACCATCAACCGTCAACTGAATCGAGTCAGTAACTCCGGCCTGAATGTTGAACGGAGAGACCTTCGTTCCAACCAGAATAGCAGCCTGATTGATCGAATCGTACGAACCGGAGCTCGTCAGATTGGGCGAAAGTCCAGCCTTCGAAGAGCCGTTCGTCTGTCCAACACCAGTTGGAACAAGAACCAAAACGGATGCGGTCAGACCATTCGTCAAGGATGGAAGATTCCGTCCCTTGACCTTAAGGATCACCTTCGATCCGTAAGTCACGGCGGAGGCGAGATTGTTCGGAGAGGTCGAAGCAAAAGTTCCAGATCCATCAGTATGGACCTGAACATCCGCATCCACAACAGCGTTGATTGCTGTAGCAACCTGTGCAATTGTCGTCAAACCAGTCAGGGCAACCGCACCAAGCACAACCCCATCAATCTGCAAGAGCATGTTGTCTGTTGCAGAAAAGACGAGAGGCTCTGTGACCGGCTGGCCAAGAATGCAAGACACGTACGGCAGCGAGAGGTCAACGGAAACCGCAGCATTTCCATCAATCACAACTCCGCCGAAAATGCGGGTGTATGAATAGATGTCGTAAGGCGACTGTTCAAGGTTCGAGAACGAAGCATTCTGCGCAGGCTGAAGGCTGCTGTCGAACGTGACAGTGACGGTCTCAGAGACCGGAACGCCATCGCCAGAATGGAATGCGTCTGGAAGCGTTTCAGTGCCGGATGGCCATTGAATGATCTGCGACAATCCCGTCTTAACACCGAACTTCGTTCCAAGCAGGAACTGATTCGTTTTCTGACTAAAGACAGTATACTGACCTATGCCCGAGGGTCCTCCGGCCACAACGTTCATGGTGAATACGTCATCACCAATCCGGTTATACCAGAAGGTAGCAAATACCTGGTAATCAGCCGGAACCGGATCACGCAACACGAACGTGTTGGTCGCAGAGTCAACCGCAAGAACGACCGCTGGAGGACGAACCTGAGCGTCGCGGAAGTTCTTACCAACCAAGACCGACACCAAGTCCGGGCGGTTGGTCGGAAGATCAATACGACCATTCGTGATCGTTTGGTACAGAGACTGACCAAGCGGTGTATCACGACCATTGCCGGTTGTCGGAGACAACGACATCACGAACTTCGTTTCCGAAACTTGAGAAGTCGCCGCATCAACAAAACGCTCACATGGAGAGCCGTAGATGCGATCGTCAATGAGAAGACCAGTGACCTGAACCGAATCGAACGGATTCGTTCCAGTCTTCTCGCCAGCAACAACCTGCCACGCAGTTCCCCATTGAATCTTAGACTGATCGCCCTCGTTGACGACAACGAAGTCAGGACCATTCAAATAATCACGACGACCGGGAGCAATGCCTACGTTTCCAACTGAAATGATGTTACTGTTGGGAAGGTAGTCAAACGTGTCCTGGAAAGTATTGAAATAATACGTAATGGCTACAATAGCCCCCTGAATCGGGGCCACAGCCAACGTAGCAACCTGATTCTGACCGTCCACAGCAGTAGCCAGAACCGGCGTTCCATTAATCGTAACAGAGACCTTTGACGGATCAGTGGTTGTTATACCACCGTCCGAACCGTCAACGATCGGACCGTTGAAAACGACAAATGACTTGTTGCGATTCGTGTAGTCACCGGGATTTAAACCAAGTGCACCATTCGCATTACCACTTCCAATGAGGATATTACCCTGAGCAATAAGCTGAACGTGATTCAGCCCCTGAGCATCAATATGTATTGCTGCTGTTAATCCAGGAACTGCTGCGGCATTGATATCATTAGCAACGTCTGCAGATAGTCTACTACCAGGCGTCAGCAAGATGGTACTGATAACGGAAGAATCGTTGGACGTGACCAAGAGCGTGTCGCTCGAGCCGAACACGACGTTGTAAGGCTCAGCCTTAGGCGCTACGAGCAACGCAGTCGCGGCTGTGATCTGACTTGAAACATCATCAGTAATACGGGTATCACGACGATGAAAGAAATAATCAACCAGAACAACGTCGGTAGGCTGTGGCGGAACCAGTAATGAAACAAGACCATTCGGTCCGTCAACACCGGCTACGACCACCGATTGTCCGTTCACTTTGACGGATACCTTGCTCACGTCAAAAGTGACGCGGCCGATTCCATCGCCGTCAACAATAGGATAATTTCTTACCCTAAATTGGCTACGAACTCCGTCGGCATTCCCGAGAACCGGATTGTTCGGAGGTCCACCCTGAACAAATCTGCCAGCCGCATCTTCAGCAAAGATGGGCGTGTCAGCCACGGAACTCGAACCGCGAATGAGTTCGAAGTCTGATTGGCTCAAGGTCTCTCGACCTGTGCCGATCAAAACGGGAATTCTGAGACCACCAAGAAGCTGTCCAAGGACCGGTTCTGTAACGGTTCTTGTGTAAACTCCAGGAGGCGCGTAGGTAGTAAAAGGTCCGATGCCCATCTTAGCTCCTTCGTCTGAGCAGAAGTCTAAATATGCGTCTAGGTATCAGTTTCAAACGAGAGGTCTGAGTCTTGATATGAGTCTCGGTCTAAGTTTCGGGCACGTGCACCCGTCAGGACCTAGCAAGACGTCCGCATAGAGAGCTTAGCGATGGATAACTAAGTTCTAGACTTTGATTTTGAAGTCGGATTTTGACTTTTAGCTTTTTGAAGCGTTTTCAAACCCTGCTCACGGAACTTACCAGTTTCGGAGCCAAGAGCAGTTATAACATTATCTACTTGTCGAACGGCGTTTGTTCCAAGTTCACGACGAGCTTTGTCACGAACCGACTTCCGTTCGTTATAGTATTCCCACTTCTTTGACGAAGATCGGCCAACAGCTTTATCAACATTCGGATAATCAAGGTCATGTACCCCTGATTGTCCGTGAACACCAGACCCTTGGGTTTGACCACCAGGAGCTTTGAAAGAGAAGCTCACTGGATTAACTTTTACGCGTTTAGAACGACGTCGGCACTCTGGACACGGATGGTGTTCAGAGTATTTCTTAATGTCATCAAGATTGATCAGAAGCTCTTCAAATTCCACTTCACAGGCATTACACTTATATATGTAATTTGGCATACATAACCATACCAAATATTGAGGTTCTATAAAGCTCTAAACGGTTCTCTCATAAGTTATGCGACCACCTATAGAGACAGGGGCTCCAGCAACAGCAGTTGGACTTCCAAGTTTAAGAAGGTCAAGAGGGTAACTCGTCGTAAGATGTCCGTTTGCTTGTTCTTCTTGAAGAGAAGTGGACTCTTGACGTTGCATGACAATGGGAAGAGATAAGTAAATTTCCCAGTCTACGCGTAAAGATAACGATATTGTACTATCATAGTAATAGTCATCAGTTTCTGTATTATAAACTTCTTCGTTTTCTCCTCCTGGGGAGATATCGATAAGTTCAATACCCTCCATACCAAGAACATTTTGGATCTCAAGAATCTTTACAATTAAATAGTCTGATAGTTTCTCGCGATCTTCAGAATCCTTAGTGAATGAAAGAAGTTCGAAATGCACTTCGAACTTACCACCATATACATCCATCGTGTAAACACGTTCATCTGTAACAACAATATCTAGCTGATCAAATTGTTGAACTCTATCACCAAAAGCCAGTACGACTCCAGGTATGGAATCGATATTGAATTGTTCTCTATAGAATGAAAACGGACCGGTAGTTGGTTGAGTATACCTATAATCAGCAGTGACGGATTCACCCGATGGAGTTGGCTTCAAAAAGGTGATATGTCCGGATGCGTAATCAACACTATAGTCAACATTCGGTATAAGAGCTATTCTGTTATCTAACCATAAGCGCAGGGACAACGGGTATATACCATCACGCGATAATTGAGCATCCTGATCAGCAGAACTCTGGAAAACTATAAGAGGTTCCCCAAGAACAGTTAGTATTGGATCAACAGTAAAATAACCAGGAGTTTTATGCGCGTCATCCGGCAGATCAGTTATCTTAATTCTATATACCCCGGGGGATGATGGAAATACATCACGTTTTGAAGATATTCTAGCTAACTCATTTACATTTTCCACTACCCACTCAATAGAGGTACCAGGAAAATTTTCCACAGATGTCAACATTACAAAGGACGAATGTCGACCTATATAATTATCAGCAGATAGTCTAACACGGTCTGCAGAAGTCCCGTTTATTATTACACCGCGATTTGGTCGCTCTGTAAAAGCGTATTTGTTCTGAACATTTTCAGAGTCTCCACGATAACGCGGGTGGTCATACAGGATTTTCTTTATTTCCTGTATGACCCTCTTCTTGGTAGCGTTTGTCA